AGCATAAATAGACGGACTTGTTTGTAGTCTCAGAAATGTATTTCCCGAATCACGGTCAATTGTAACCTGACCATTAAAAGTACCTCCTGCAAAGGTGGGGCTGTTAGTTGTGCCTAAACCCAAACTTGTTCTTGCGGTATCTCCGCTTTCGGCCACAGGGTCGGTTGTGCCGTCCCCAACTATAAATTCACCATCCGCCAGAACAGCCATAGGAGTTATCGCCCCTGTTCCAGAACCCAGGAGAACACCGCCATCAGTTAATGTGGCCGCCCCAGTGCCGCCATAAACAACATCCACAAGAGTAGCCTGCCACACGCCCGTTCCTATCGTACCAAGAGTAGTGATACTTGTGGTTGCCGACCAAGCAGGTAAAGTGCCGGTACTCCTTAAAATATAACCAGACAAACCAACGGCTAAATCGTCCCATTCGGCAGTGGCGTTACCAAAGATTATATCTCCGGCAGTTACCTCCGATGTAGTAGTATCTCCGTGGGCCACGCCGAGCAAGTCGTGTCCAGCCGCCGCAGCCGTATTATCGACATAATGCTTAGTGGCCGCATCCTGAGCATCACAGGGGTCGGCTACGTTCTTTATGCGGTTCCCGCGTTCATCACCGGCGAAAACAATCCCTGCAAAAAGCAGTATGATTATGCTGTACTCTCGAATAATCTCTCCGTTCCTGTTGTCTTGTGCTTCACCATTAAATCACCAACCGCGTTGGCGTCACCAGCCGTTACGTCAGCCGCCTTTGCTTCCTTGATGTCCCAGTTCGGCGTACCGGCCCCGCCGTTCTCGATTTGGTCGTAAATGTCGTCCCAAAGCAAATCCAAATCCCTGACAAACCGTGCAAGCCACGCCTGGAGTTCGTTGACTGTTGTCACACGGCTGAGTGTCATCTTGTCTATCGGCAATGTCTTTGGTAGTTTAGAACTCATCTATCATCTTCTAACTCAAAATCCCTGAACGTCATTCCCAAAAATTCCATATCATCCGAACTCTGGAGTCTGAACTGCGCCGTCCTGAATCTGACATCAAACGGCAGGTGCACTATCACAACCTCTGGATTGGTTTCGTCCGCAATGCTTACGTCCCCTAACGACTGCCAGCTATATTCCGTGTCCCTCTTGACAGAAATAGAAACAGTGCCGGACGACTTCCGATTGAAAAAGAAGTAAGCTCCGTTGTTCACTCTTTTATACAGGTTGAGGCTCTTCTCGGTTGTCAATGTTGTGCTGAAAATCAACGTACTCGTATAGGTGTCGCCTGCGTCCAAAATCGCACCGTTCAATTCGTACAGGTATCCACTGTAATCCGATACCATATCCAGGGGATAACCCTGTATGCTCCGGTTGACATCGTAAAGCTGCCATGCCGCACCCCACTCGGCGTAGGTGGCGTAATTTGAAAAGAACGGCTCGCTGTCGTAAGTGAAAGAGCTTTGTCGTGTAAAATTGCCGAAAGACCTTACCGGAATGTTGTGCCTAAACCCACTGCCGGTATCTATGAAGTATTCCAGAATGATATTATTTGTTTCCGAGGAGTTCACCGGCAGGGCGAAACAGATTGAGTTGTGCTCCGTTATATAAGCGGCCTGAGAATACTCTGCAACCGAGGCATTGATGGCTTCCATAGTCTTTTTAACGGTTTCGGACACATCAAACGATGTCCGTATCTCCCTGATACTAAGGTCAGAAGCAAGCCAGAATAACCTGCCTGCCTTGTCATTTGTAATACAATCAGCCGAGAGCGCCCCGACCTTGAGTTCCTCCTCTTTCCATGCAAAAACATCATCGGCGGTAACAAGATTGCCCCTGTAGTGCCTGTCGGTCGAAAAAACGATAAGGGAATCGCTCCACCTGCCATAACCTCTTAGAAAGGCAGAAGTATTCGTAAAATCTTTTGCTCCTGCATCACCAGCGCCTGTAGTATCCCAATCGGTTGTATCGCCTCGACTGCACCAGTGGTCTCTTTGGGGATAAACTGCCGAATCGCTGTAAGTTACATAGCCCAAATGCAGGTAAGACTCGTAGCTCGCCATGTGCTTGGCTTTGGTGATGTAAAGAACACCATCGACATTAAGGCCGCTTGCGCTTCCTAAGTCCGCAAATGAATTGGATGGCGAATCGTTTATATCGTAAATCTGGACCAAATCGACATTATTGGTAGCGTATATGTTGTCGAGATGAGTAACTATCTCCCACCTCAAAACCGAGGCCGGAGTGCCACAGGTGAACTTAACGGTAAGGGTCTTGGCGCTGTAGGACCATAAAAAGATATGATAAGCCGTGGCGATAAGAAAGTATTCCACATCCGTTGCCTGCCTGACGTGCCTGTGCTGCCTCAATATAGGGGTTGCACCCAAAAAAAGATTGCCGTCAGCCGTATCATCGGACAATGCCTCCACAACTGTAATTTCGGTATTCGCCCCGGAATCCGCTATAGTGTCAACTGTGTAAAGACCGTCATTGCCGGTCGATGCGTTCGCCCTTACGGTCGTATATGAACCCAAGGTATCTGTATGATTGCCCGAAATAGTGAACTTTTTGCCGCCCTGGTCAACCGCAGTAACCGCGTGAATGTAAATCGGGCAGGCTATCGGATCTCCGTTATTATCAACTAAATCAAAGAGCCTGCCCTTGTTCTTGCGGTATTCGCCAAACCGTTCGTAAATATCAGCCGAACCGTCTGCGACAAAAGACTCCGGCAAAAGTATTGTCGGTACGCCTTCCTGCTTGCCTAATTTCTCCGATATTATTGCAAAATCAGTCAATTTAATTACCTATCGATACAATGTCGTAAGTATCGCGTATATGGGCGTTAAGGCCCTGGTCAACTTGCCTGACTAACAATTGTCCCATTTAATACCCTATTGCTATCCATTTATAAGTGGTTCCGGCACCATTGGTAGCTGATGTATATCCGGTTTTACTTACCGAAGATGCTCGCATATAAACATTAGCAGTTGGTGTCAGTACTATGGCAATACAATCATTTGGAAACGCAGTTCCAAAGGTTTTTGCTCCAACAGTATCTTCGTCTCCCATCTTTATAATCAAGCCGCCAATCAAGGTATGGCTTTCACCGCCCGAATAAGTGGGGTCGGTAATGGCCGTTACCTGGTCATCGACATATTTCTTGTTAACTACCGCTTCATCTTCTACTGGTGCTGCGCTGGAAGCCATCTCTGTGCCATTGGGAAGCGTTGCCAAATCGTTTATACCGGCCTTAATCAGATTAACTGTGCCGCTCCCAGCAGAATTGACGGCTGTAAAGTACGTGTCATTTGCTAAAATTCCCAAAAGCTCCGCACCTGCGACATTTAGCGCGCCCGCATTCGTAAGTTGCTTTGTAGTATTTGTATCATCCTGATAAAACAGCTCATCATCTTTCATATACAAATGAGACTTTCCTGCCACCTGAGTCGGGTCTGAGATGGTTACGTTGAAAGTAATCTTGGTATGCTCACCCGAATCGGTCGCCGATACCTCTGTCCCAGTCAAAGAAAACTTGTGGTCAACGGCCAGTCGCTCCTGAATTGCTGCCTTGGTTTCCCTTATTCTGTCATCGGCCTCGGAAGGGTCATCAGTTCCTGCCGGGCTGGCTGTGTCATAGGTTTGACTCCAACTCATGGTCAATCTCCTTCAAGCGGCAGAGAATCCTCTATCTCCATAGCGTTGACCTTAGTCGCCACCATTGCCGCCCTTAATTTGTCCATATTATCGTTTATGTACTTCACCTTGTTGTAAATCTTGCTGGTGTCCACAACAGCGCCCGCCTTGTACCTGTGTGGGGTATGGTCCTTGCCCGCTATTCCGGTAATCTTGTCCATCTCTACTTCAGTAAGACGGCATATAAGGTTCTGATTACCGTTCTGCTGCGGTGTTGCTATTCCCAAAATCTCCATATCAGACTCCTGCAATACTTGGTTGTGGAATATTCAGCATTATCATCAATTGGCGCTCCTCGAAATAGATGGGCCGCCAGACTTTTATGTAACTGGTTTTGTTTCTGAACAAGGCCGTAAAGTAAGCCGTTCCGAAATTGAGCGCGTTCGTAAAAGATGAACCAAACTCGATAGTCGCCGTGCTCTGGGCGTGATGCTTGTAGTATTCAATTTCAAAATCATAAGAAGCGTCAAGGTTGGGATATAGATAAAAATATCCGCCGTACTTCACATAATACTCAGGCGTTCCCCTCAGCCCCGCATTGAAATTTGTCATCCATTCCCTGTATTCCTTGAAGCCGCCGGGGATGGGCCTTAACGGTCTTTTTTGGACACTTGCCGCGTTGGTGGGTGTAATTGAGATTTCTTTCTTGAAATCAGAAGGTAAATCCAAGGTGCTGTCACCGGACACCCCCGATTGACTGTCCGGGGTCGAAGCCGTCAAAAGGTTGAACTTGGTCAAGTCGTTCATGCAGGCGATTATCTCCGCGTCTATCTGGTTTGCGGTAAAAAACTCCTGCAAGACGCTATTTACGAATGTTCGGATAGTCGTTTCTGTCATGTCAAACCCCAAAAAAAAGGGGCCGAGCCGAACCCGGCCCCTTAATTACCGATAAAACTAAACCGAAGCTGCAAAAGCAGGTGTAGTGTCAGAATACACTGTACCCACTATATACCAGTTCGTACCATCACAGGTAATCTTTATGCGAGTTCCAGCTTGCATGTTGTGCAGAGTAATTTTTGAATTGGTACTGCCATCACTGTAAACTTCGGTCATAGTATTATCATCAGAGTCGAACCATTGGACGCCGCCAATAAAGAAGTTCGCATTAGCCTCAGCGTCTATAATATGGTCATGCGTTTCAACAGCAGAACCGACGTACCAAAATTCAAAATTCAAACCATCAACCTCGGCGGGCAAATCTATGGTTGTGTCCTGCCCTAAATTCGCAATAACCAGAACCTTGCCGGACATAGCCGCAGTCAATGTAACCGAAGCTGTGTCGGTTACTACCTGGTCCACAATAATAAACGCGCCAGTGGTAGTTGCTCCAGCGATTGTAGCCGCACCAGAGACTGTCATAGCTTCCGTATTGGTGATAGTCAACTTGCCAGTAGTAGTTAGCTGAATGTCGTCCTCAGCATCAATAAGAATATCACCTGCCGAGGCTCCATCAGCCGTCAAAGTAATACCGCCAGCGTCCGCCAAAATCTGAATAGCATCAGCAGCAGAACCTTGGTCATTGTGGATGAGAATCTCAGAAGTTGTACCACCGTCGGCTCTTATCTGAATACAATCATCGAGGTCGGCGTCAGACTGGATTATAACAGCTCCAGCAGTAGCAGTAATCTGGATAGCTCCTGAATCCTCAGTGACAGACGTTCCGGCTGTATTGAGAAGTTGTATCATGTCCCCTGCCGCAGTAGCGTTCGTGAGGACAATATCATCGGTACTGGTCAAGACTATATCTCCAGTTCCAGACGTGATGTCAACTCCACCGGCGGTGCCGGATGCGTGAATGTAAATTGCATCTCCAGTTTCTTCAGAAGATGTAATATGGGTACTTAAAGCGGAGTCTAAGTCAATACCACCAACTGTCGCTGTTCCAACTATCGCACTGGTTGAAGTACCCTTTGTGTTAATAATAGAGATTACATCACCCGTGCCGGTATTGGCCTCAAGGAAGATGTCGTCGCCACTGTCAAGGGTAATATCACCAGTACCGCTGTCAATGTGAACACCACCGGCAGTACCATCAGCAGTAATTAGAACGGCGTCAGACGCTTCTTCGGTTCCTCGAATAATCACAGACTTGTCGGTTGCATCAATAGTAATATCGCCGCCTGTTGCAGCAATACCAACCGTACCAGCAGTAACGCCAAGGGTGTAAGAATCATCAGCAGTAACGCCTATCGTCGAGGTAGTGTCAATAACTAATGCTCCAGACGTAGAACTTCCAATGGTAACCGCACCAGTTGACGTGCCGGTATTGATATTAGTATCGTAGTTCGAGGATGCGTTAATGCTTGTCGTTAGGCCCGTAATGCCTAAAGTATTAGCGCCCTCATCAATCAATAACCCAACGCCCGAAGCGGTATAAACCTGAAAGTCGGCACTCTTAGTACCCGCAGATAAGCCTATCCTGAAAACAGCGCCGTCAGTAGCCGGAGTAAAAGTCAGTAAATCATCAGTAGTACCGGCATTTATTACCCAATCGGAGCTTGTTCCCATCGTTATCGACTCCGCATCAAGATACTGCGAAGTTGTGATGGAAGTCAGGTAAGAAGGAAATACAAGCGTGCCTTCCGAGGACGACCTTGTTCTGTGGTTGGCGTTGGTCGAGATATTCGTACCATCGGTAATGGAGAAATCCCAACCGTCGGCACCCCACCAGCAAAAGTAACCGTTCGACAAAGTTGTGTTTGTCGAACTGGTCGTCATAGGCAGCGTGATGGCGTTTTGCAGCGCTGCATCCATATAAATGGTAGCGTCAGTAGTTGTGTCGGGTGCGTAGATTTCGACAGACGAAATATCCGTCACCTTCTTGCCAACTTCGTCAACTACCTGTACCTCATGGTACACAAGACCTGTGTTACTTGCCGATGCCATACCAAGCATCAGCAGGGTAAGTATTAAAATGTATGCGGTTAATCGCTTCATTTTAACTCCTTTCTGTGCTTTTTTAAGCATCAACTATAACCTCGGTGTCGAGACAATAAATAGCCTCGTCCGACCCCGCGGTACTGGTTCCATGAGTATTAAATATCGTGCGCTTGACACCGTATAGCATATCGACCTTGATCTTCGGCTTGTTATTGTCAACATAGTCCTCGGACCAATCGGGCTTCTGCGCCCAGCCGAACGATATAGCCAGAGCGCCCATAAAGAGCGCCCTTGCCACACTGCGGCCAGTCGCACAGGCGTCACTCGTGGCCGTCCTGCCTGCATCCAAAAGGAAACCTTCGGCAAGCGTTTCACCGCCCGCCCCGGTCCTTATGGGAATACGGTCATACTCAAAGACTAACATACCGTCCCAGTAGAACTCGGCACCCGTAAATATCGGGTTAAGATTCCCTCTTACCTGGGCAGCCGATACCATCGCACGAAAACCGTTATTGCCGGTCTCAGCCTTGATTGCCTTGATTTGCAGAGAGTGCATCAGGACAATCATTATCTTGGCCAAGACAGGCCCTCTAAACTTGCCCGACCTGATATCATCGGGATTTGCACCGGACAGATTACGGACAATCACCGGCCTGAACTTCGGCTTGGCGGCCATGCAGCGCCTCTTGATGGACTCCATAATAAGAGTACCGGCAAGATTACTTGCCTGGGTCCCTGCCGTTAGAAGTGCATCGGTGCCGTAACTTACCCCGCTATTGCCGAGCGCTCCGGCTGCGGTTTGGCCACCGTAATAAATCCGGTCGGAAGTAGGATAAGATTCATTGATGGTCTCAATAGCCGAGCTTGAAGAGTTTTCATTGTACAAACCGGCAGCCGCCGTAACAATGTCATTCTCCAAAGCCTCAGAAAGCCATTCGCCCAAATCCTCTTTGCCATCTTCCCTGACATCCGTTGAGGTTAATTGTTCACTCATTTTACCGGCTGAAACGTAGGAATGTGCCCTCTCGTGGACAACAAGCGACATATTCCGCCTCTTTAACGCTTCCTCACTGCCGGTCGTATTGCCGTCATCACCGACACCTGAACCGCTTAAAGGGTTGCGGGACTCGAATATAATCGTCCCGCCCTTCTTTGTGGTCAAATCGGTGTTCACGTGAATCAGACTGTTCTTGTCTTTACCCATCATTCCGGTAAAGAACATATTCTGCAAGCCGTAAACATATACGGCCGTTGACCAGATAGTCCGAGCACGTGGATCAGCAAACGCAAAACTTGTTGCTGGCATATTTGCTCCTTTCGATTAGGAGCGAACCTGTTAAAGCAGTGCCGCCGCAAGAACCATCGGGTCGATATTATCGATACCCGCCAGTATTTCTTCTTGCGTAGGTACTTTTTCCTTTTCCTTTTCCGGTCCGCTCGGTTTCTTGGGAGCAACGGGTTTAACAGACTCAGTAACGGCCTGAGGCTTGCTGCGGGCAATAGCCCTCTGGCACATCTCGTAAGATGCCTCGCCTGCATTTTCAGATTTTTCAATGTAAGCGAGCTCGGCCTTCGTCAGAAAATTCTGCCCTGCGTCAATGACGTTCTGCCAATCCTCATGTGCGATTCTCGCCTGATTTATCGAGGCGTTCTGGACCGCACGGAATTGCGCATCAGTCTGCTCCTGTACCATCTTGGCGGCTAATTGCCTTTGATATGCGTTTTCGTCCCTGATAACCTTGGGGGAAATAGTCATATCTTCTTCATCGATACCCTGAGCGGATTGACGCTCCATTTCCAACTCTAACGGCGACTTGGTGGACGGTGCGGACGAAGCCTGTATTCTTCTTGTGGCCTCTAATTCGCCCGCCAACCGTGCCGCCGCAAGTTCGGCCTGCTGTGCCCTGGCACGCAAAGCTGTATGCTCGTGCAAGGGTACTTTAGGCTCATCCGGCTTGTCATTAGACTCAGCCGGTGTGGAGACATCTTCTTCGTCAGATTCAGTAGCCTCTAAAGTCTCTTGCACTGAGTCTGCTTCTTCGTTGCTCTCTGTTTCTTTTAGTTCTTCCGACATTTTAATTTAATCTCCTTTTTTACCGGCTGAGTAAGCCGTACAAGTCCTTCAAACCTTGAAGTAAGGGGTGGTTTATTCCGTTCCACCAAAACGTGTGTCCCGACAATCAGGACTCCGGCAAACGCCCCTGCCGTTGGGTACTACGTCCGACATTGCCGCTGTGCCGTACAGCTAAGATGTTACGTTTTTTCTCTTGACCAAACTGGAGTACCGAAATACTTCCGCAGGGATGGGCTGCTCTATCTGCCTTCCGCGTCTCATCATCGGCTCTATTCTCGCTATAAAAGCCAATTCCTCGTCCGTCAGCGGCTTGTTCGCCTCTGCTTCATCAATGGCTTTCTGCTCCTCCGCCTTTTTGATATTTGCCCTGTCAACGGCTTCCTTCCGAAGGCTCTCAGCCTTCTCCTCAATTTGCTTCTTTGATTTAGCCATTTGCTATGTCTCCTGCAATTCTTCTTTTAGGAACGAAAATGCTCGATTTCTTTATCCTCAAACCATCTAAGCTGAGGGTAACCACGCCGTCATCGTACTCCAGTTTGGTCGAATTATCAGAGTTAATCGAGCTATACCTATCCAACTGCTCTGCCGACAAAGAAACACTGCCGCCAACCTTGGCTAAAAGGAAAACCAAAAAGGCTTCAGCCCATTCCGGCTTCGGTTTCGGAGTGCCGTCCGGCAAGCTATTCGCTTTCTTTCGCCTTCTGAGCTTTTTTTTCCTGTCTTTTGCGGGTCTAATCATTTTCTTCCAACTTCCTCACGCGTTCAGCCAGTTCGGTTACATTCTCCTCCTCTAAAGACCGAACCCTTTTGGCAAGCTCATCTATAACCTGCTTGTGCTGGTTAATTGTCTGGGTCTGAACGTAATTCAACCGGGCCATCAGGCCATCCCCGAACAATTCCTGCCATTCGGCGGGCAATTCACCTTCAACCTTCTGCTGTTCCTGACAGCCAACCAACGCAACCAAAAGAATTAACAAAATCATCCACACTTTCATTTCTGGCACCTTTCATTCTCTGGTAACTTACAGTGATTCCCTACACCTTTGTATTTCCCTTTGTACTTGTCGCAAGTTGCACATTTGCCTGTCATTAACTGCCAGTTCTTTCCGTATCGAGGGCTATTCGTCTTTATCCCGGAACCCTCAAACTTCTTTTCACTGCCCGGCGCCCAGCCTAAGCCGCCGCCCTCATCCCACGTCCGCTCGCACTTCGTAGGGCTGAAATTTCGGCTCTTAATCAACATTTATGCCGCCCCCTTAGCCATCTGTAACCTCTTTTCGCGGCCTAACTTCAACTGCTCTTTGTTGCTTACATCAGTAGCGTCTATCAAATCTTCACCGTCAAGGCCAACGTCCCCGGAATCGATCAACAACTTCTGTAAATCTCTCACCTCCGCCGCCTTCAGGGTCCTCATAGTCTCGGCCATTGGCGAAGTAGTAACCGTTGTACTGTATTTACCAGACCGGATAGACCGGATAGTATCCATTAACATACCCTCAGCCAATGGCCGAGCTATCTGGTTCACAAGCCCTTGAGCCTTCGAGTGTAAGGCCAAACCCTGCTGGTAATTGCTTATCATTGTCTGCTGGACTATCGGCTCGGCGCCCTGTAACACATCAAGTGCGGGCTGGTTCGGGGCGTCCGGTATCTTTATCCCGCCCCGCGATAATTCCTGTACCGTCATCTGAACCGCCTGATCCATCAAATCAGCGTCTATTAAGTCCTCATCGTCAACAATTTCCCTGATTTCGTCCTCACTAAAAATGTCGCTCTTGCGGATAATATCTACTATCAAATCACCCAAAATAGATAATGTGTAATTCCAATTACTGAACAGCGACATCGAACCCTGCATTGAACTCTGCTGCTTCAAAGCTATGGCCTTGCCCGAAATCTCCTTACTATCTTTCTCAGGGACCTCCGACCGGATATTCGTGATAATCCGGGCATTCTCCATCGCCCGCTGGGTAAATAACTCAAACTGGTGCGGAAATGGTGCCGGCTCAATCCGCTCGATGCTGCCGCCGGCCTTGGATTCGTCCAGAACAATACCATCCTCAGAGCCATGAGCCTTTAGCCACTCGGAATACTCTCCGGTCGGATCAGACTTTACCTTGTAACCCGTGTTTGCAATAGCCTTGACAAGATTAAGGGCCATTGAATGAGACCAGTTTATCTCCTCTTGCGTGCCAATCAAATCCTCAGCTATGCCGGACTTGTGGCCATTTACCCAGTACGGCCAGAAAAAGGACAGGGGGAACATCTCGACACCACTCAACTCATCTACTCTGTCCTCCAGAAAAGTGTCCTTCACCCGAATCGTATGGTGCATGACGTAGCCGGTAGTTTCCTCAACCGAATATGTTTCAGGGTTCGCCTCCGCCGATTTCCGAGCCGCCGTCATCTCTTTCGGCTTAAATAACTTCTTAGCCTCAAGCTCCGACTTCCTCTTGTCGTACCAGAAAACACACTGTTTCGGCTCCCGCCACCAGGTATGACTTACCAAGTAACGGCTTTTCTGCATGACCTCCAAATCCGTTCTCTCGCGCGAACTGAAAGAACCCGTCCCCTTCGTATTCCTCCTGCCTGTCAGCCAATCGATGATGCCATTGATGTTGCCAGCCTGAACCTCTAAAAACGAATGAGAACCCCTGCCCTCAAGGTCTGCTTTCTTATCGGGATATTCGACCTCAACCTCGTCTTTATCAACCCACTCCTCATAAATCACATACTTTGCGCCGGTTTCCGCTTTGTTAATGTTGTAAGACTTGCAGTTCGGATCAGCAAGGCAGCTATGCTCTTCCAGCCTCTCAATCCTCAAATTGCCGTGCCGAGGGTCATCCCTTTTGTCAATGAATACCCCCAAACAACCCTGCCCGGTGTTCAATCCGCTCTCAAAAGCCTGCGATTCCTCATACCTCACCCGCTCCGAATCCGTTGCCTGCTTCACAAGAGCCGTGAGTATCTTGGCTACTGTGGCCGTGCCTTCCCTTGTGTTCTTGATTATAAAGTCTTTCGGATTCTGTATCTCCGAGCCGGTAATCTGCTTTATCTGTGACTTGATAATTGGGATAGTCAAGGAGAATTTGCCCTTTAGCCGGTTCGCTTCTTTCACCGCCGGGTCCCACTGCTCGCCGAGCACAAAGTCTTCGGCCTTCCTCATCCGGTCGAAGAAATTGGCCGAACCACTCACACCGTCTGCCCGGAACTGTATTACCTTCTCAAGTATTTCCTGGTCAGTCATAATATGCCCTCAAAAGGCCATCGGACTTAGTACTTTCCGCCTGCTCTCCCGCTTGTCCCGGTCGAGTACGGGCTTTGTATTGATTTTGTCCCATGCCCATAATCCTATTACGTAAGTGTCTGCTCTGTCAGGACTGCAACCGAGCCGGTCCTTTACTTGCTTCTTTGACTCAATCAGGATTTTACCGCCCCGATAATCATAGTTCGGCACACATAGCTGGCCCCTCGTCTTGGTGTCCATGTTCTTGCAGACTACAGGGATATTGCGCATCCTGTCGAATACTC